CTTCGCCGCCTTTTTAAATAAATTTATCTCCAATATACATTATTAAGATTTTGTCGTCCATGACATGGCTACTTAACAAGATAAAAATCACGCGTACTCGTAGATAACTACAATCCCATCCCCTCCATTACCGCCATTACAAACCGTTGATGGGTTTGACATGCTCACTACGCCACCGCCACCGGAACCATATTTACCGCTAACCCCTGATGAGTTAAACGGTGTAGGGGAACCACCAGAGCTAAAGTAACTCGCACCGCCGGTTCCACTTAATCCACTTCCAACCGAGATAACGATTGACGCCGTTCCGTCACCACCATTGCAGTTTAAAATCGCACCGTTAGTAGCGAAACCACCAAACCCTGAGCCAAAGCGATATGATACGCCAGTATTCTGTGGTGAGCTGCTCGCAGTAGATCCCTTACCGCCTGATGCTTGAGCATATGATCCCAAATATGTTTGCCCACCATCCGCTCCATCGGTGACGTTGCCAGCACTCCCTCCGAGTCCACCTGCCCCTCCTTTACCCACTGTCACACTTATTGAGGCTGGAATGTTCGTGATTCTTGTTTTGAAGTACCCACCCGCACCGCCGCCCCCTGTGCCTGTGTAATAGCCAGAGCTTGTGAAAGGAGCCCCACCTGCACCACCCCCACCACCAACGCCCTCAGCAATAATGGATTTCGTTCCAGGTGTAGGGGTGTAAGTTCCTGACGAGGTAAAGGTTCTGACATTGAGCAGGCGTCCTGTTGCTTGTGCGCTCAAGGCCTGTTCAAGGCTGTTTTTCAGCGTCGTCACATTGCCATCATCCAGCACATCTTGCCCGCTGTTATCCGCAATGAATTGCGCGACGACGCTGGCAATCACTGATGCCTGTCGCCAGACAGTGTTGAGCTGTTCAGACTTAGCCACACCAGAGTTAAAGCCTGAAGAACGCTCAGGCAGTGCCAGATAGTCCGCATTAGGTAAAACGTTGGCATTTGCCGCTGTGCCGAAGGGTAAAAACTCATTCTTAGCCATTGGATGCTCCCAGCAATGTTCCCCAGGCGCCGCTGTCGAAGCCTGAGATAAATTCGTTGTCGATGTCAAAGCCGAATAGCGGCCCTGAATCGGTAGTGATGGTGTAATTTTTGATGCGGACAGTTGAGGGTTTGATGTCCAGATAACCCAGTTCGATCACGGCCTTCATGACTGGCGTTATCTTCTCGCCGGTGATGTAAACCGACATCGTCATATCGAAGTTATCGACGGCGAAAATCTTCGTTTTTCCGTCTGGGAAAATAATCTGGTAGACGTCACTGAGCGTCTCTGTGGTGCCGTCCCAATGGTTGGCCGCTATTTTCGCGCGGATGATGGTTCGGTAGGTGTCATCATCCAGTTCAGTAAAGCCGCCGGCATCGAACCGCCCGCGCCATAATCCAGCATCAAAACCCAGTTCCTCATCGTCCAGAGAGAAGTAAACGCCGGTGATGGGTGTCGCGATCTTCCGCCCTATCCCTACCCACAATCCGACAGCATCCAGCTGCACGCCCACGGCAGTATCCAGGTCGAAATCATCAATCAGCTTCGCTGTGGCGTTCTGCACGTCGATCAGGGGCTGGGTGATGAGGGAGATATGGTCGTAAAATTGCGGCTTGTGCTTGTGATAGGACGTGATGAGCTTTTGGTATTTCGTTTCACTCATATCACCACCACTTCGACATTCGCAGGCGCACAGGCGGCTACCGCGTTGAAACCGATCACGACGTTTGCCGGCGCCAGGCTACCCGGTGAGGTGCCTATCTGCAGGTCGGTAATGTCGAACGTTGCGCTATCCTGGCTACCGTTCAGGTTGGCAGGCAGGAACAGGCGCGTCAGGTATACCGGATCGCCAATCTCGATTTCATTGATGTAGGCCGCGACAGCCGTTCTGATTTCCTCGCCGACCGCTGACGTGTAGCCCTGCAGCGCCTTGATCTCGACGCGTGCGTAAATATCAACAGTGGTCGGGCGGAAGAAGTGGATCGGATGCACGATGCCGTATTTATCGGTGACGCTGATCGTGGTCGTGCCGTAAGTTCCCCCGCCTGGCGTTTTCTTCGTGGCGATGGTTTTAGCGATCGCCGCTGCATCACCACCGGCAACAACAAGCGAAATGCTGTGCGGCGGCAGGCCATTGGCATCCGCTACGCTGGTGTCGTTCTCGTAGCCACGGTAACGCTCAACGCCGGGCAGCGTCGCCACGGCGCCCATAATGCCATCCAACACCGTCAACGACGGAATAGCCACGGATTTTGCCTGGCGCTGGCGCAGCTCTGCATCCGTCTCCACTTTTCGCCCAGCGGTTGCGGCTGACGGGTTGGTTACCGACTGCCAGCCTCGCGTTGGGGTGCCTATCTCGGTAATGCTGCCGGCAGGCGCCACGACAGCGCCGTCAATCTGGCATGTCGCGGTTACGGTCACTGTGCCATCGGTGCCAATAACAACAGTGCCAGGTAATGACCAGCTAATGCCGTTGCTGTCGCGCACTGTACCGTTGGTGATTAGCGTGCCAACCTGTCCCACGATCCGCACATCAGCAGTGGAGCGAGACGCCGGCGTTACCGAAATGCCGTTAATTTTCACGTTGGAGGCCAGGCCGCGGCCCTGCGCCGTTGCCGGGCTGAATGAGTTATAGACGGCGATCGCCATGTTGTTAACGTCATGGATGCCACGCGCATAGATAGCCAGCATCTGGCCGTCTTTGCTGTCTGGTTCCAGATAGACGTCGTCACCGTAAATCTGTTGGAAATAACCGGTCAGCGTGTTGAGTATCGTCTGATAATCAGGCGCGCTGATCCCGCTCGCGGTCACCGTGGCCGCAAGCCCTAACGTATCGAGATTGAGCATTATGCCTCGCTGGTTACAGTCGTTTCGCCGTACAGCGTGTTGATGGTCGCGGTGAACGTCACGCGGCGCGTATCTGGGTTATATTCCGTGGTGAATTCGAGGATTTCGGTCACACCCTGCGTGCCGAGGATCCGCTCGCGCACCGCCATGTTGTAGGCGGCTGATTTGTGCTTGCCGAGTATCGTCTCGCGATACGGCGTGCCGTCGGTCACATCGAGAAACCATTCGCCCGTCCACAGTTCAAAGCGCGTTTTCACCGCCTGTGCGACTGCCTCCGGGGTGTTCTCCAAAAAGGTGTTGTCACCCTGGCCGAAGGTGTAATCGCCGTTCTCGTCCTCTTTGCGGTACTTCACTCCGGGCCTCCTGTCTGGCCGCCGCCAGTTTCTACGCCACCGTGTTTATGCGTCTGCAGGCTGATGCCGCCGGCGGTGACATCGTTAGTCACGGTCACCGGCCCATGCATCGTAGCCGTGCCGCCTCCGTCGCCCATGCCTTGTGACAGGTTGCCGTTGATGGTCACGTTGCCGTTGAGCACGATTTCCGGGGAGTTTATCTCCGTGCCGCCCTGCGCGCTGGCGGTCAGTTTTCCCTGCGTGGTGACGTTAACGGCATGGCTGCCTGGGTCGAGTTCGATAAATGCGGCGCCGTCGTCGGTGCGCAACTGTGCGGTGGTGGTACTGATGCCGCTGATTTTCTTCGCTTGCGACTGCGGGCCGACCATTGCGAAAGCGTCCGCAAGATGGTGCTGGCGCTGGTCTACGGGTTCCTGCACCCCGCCGTTCTGCCACCAGTAATCGATGCAGCGGTCGGCGAAAACGACAAGGCACTCATCGCCGGCGGCCACAGGAAACGTCAGCGTGACGCCCCCACCGCGCGGGAACACGACAGGAACATCTACCAGCAGTGGCAGCGCCACCGATGACAAGGCACCGTCAGATTGCCGCACAGAGGCTTTTACGGCCGGTTGGATCGTGGCAGTTACCGCGCCAGAGTCGAAAGACTGGATGATGCCCGGCATTGCCACCCGTAGGCTGGTGCTGAGCGAATCGGCTACGGCCTTCAGCACTAGCTCGGGAGAGTCCTGGCGTTCATTGTTCGTTACCACGTTATGCTCCTGCCCGGATAGTTGATTGGTTCAGCAGCCCCGCGCCGCCCTTGGCAATACAGATCATGTCCTGATACCAGGCATTCCCGCGCGTGTCGCCGTAATAGGCGATGTTCTTCACGATATAATCGCCGTCCATGTCCAGCACTGCCGGTTGTTGTACGGAGGCGCCCGCCGTGCTGCCGGTGGCGATCTCTTGGTTGGACAGGCCGACCTGGTTTATCGATTTGTTGTCGAGGCGGATCAGCGTGTCGAGCTGGATGTTCGGGTTAATCAGGCATTTCACATTGATGCCGCCGTTAATGGTTTGCTCAGGCATACCGATCAGGCCAGTCTGCGCATTCAGCACGATGGCATCGGCCAGATAGGCGTTTTCCGGCACCATCTGCAGGCGCCCGTTCTCATAGCGCCATGTTGCCTTGCACTGCGCCGCCAGGCTGGAAACTTCATCGCGGTGCATGCCGAACATCGGTTTACCGCGTGGCGCCTTGGTGGTGGCAAATTCCGGCGTAGCGCCGGCGACGATGTCGTAAACCCCGATCGGCTTCATCAGCGCGGTGTGAACGTCCTGCTGCGTGTACCCAGCCGCCAGAGTGGTGTTCATCACTGCAAAGTTATGCGCCTGGTCACTGTCGGCCGCCTGGATCACCACGTAGGTGTCGGTCGGGTTTTCACGCCCGCTGTAGGAATACTGGATTTGCCCGGAAAAAATCAGTCCGTAGTTGTCCTGATAGCCGGCGACAAATTTTATCTGCGTGAACTCGTTTTGCCTGATCCGGCTGTTCGTGTTCCGGCTCAGGTTGTAAATCTTGAACATCGCCGTGGCGGGGTAACTGATGTCGGGTCTGCTGATGTTGAAGCTGATTTTCAGGCCGGATAACTCTAGCCCTTCCCCGGCATCGTTCGCCACGATAAGGCTGCATTTTCGCATCCAGTTAGTGGTCATAGGCGCCCCATAAAAACCGCCCGAAGGCGGTCAGTTGGTCAGAAAGTAGAGATGGGACTCAATGCCCAGATTAGTCTGCGTCGGTGGCGCCAGCACGGCGGGATCGGACATCACGAACAGCTGACCGCCAATCCCCAGATAACGATACTGCGCCAGCAGGTCAGCACCGGCCACCAGCGGGATACCTTGAATAATCGGCGTTTTGTCGTTGCTGGCGATATCCAGTACCCATCCGGCCACATCGCGCCACATCAGCGTAAGCTGGTATTGCACGCCGGCCAGTTGGATAGCAAATTGCTGAGATACCGGCGTAAGGGGGATTTCAACCAATGCCAATGAAGCCTCCCGCAGACTTTAAAATGCTCTGCTGCTTTTCCGGTGTGGTAGGGTTTTTCAGCCCTGTGTTGCTCACGCCGCCGGTGTCTTGGGGCGATTGCATGTTTTCCGCCGGCGTGGTCGTCACCTTCTGCGTTTCGGTAATGATGAGCTCGCGTAGGGTAAGCGTCGTCATCAGCACGTTTTCGCTGGTTCTGTCAGTCAGCACCTCGATAGCGCGGATCAGCATGTTCTGGTACTGCCGCTTACCGGTCGTCACGTCAAAGGGCTTTTTGCCTTTTTTCAGTTCCAACAACTGCTGATAGACATCCGCCGGGCTGGTGCCAAGCGATAAACCGGTACTGACGTTAAAAATCTCGGTCGTGTCGATTCCGTCTATTAGCGATCCGCCGCTGGCAAACCCCAGTTCCATCGTCACCTCAGCGGGGCGGTCATACGCATGGTCGCTTGTCGGCGCGCCGAGCTCCACGGGATGCTCGGTGATTTCCGTCGCGTCCATGTGCTTCTCGCTGATTGCCACGCTCGGCACGATAATGCCGATGCGGCGCCGCTGCTGGGAGAACAGCACAGATAAAATATCCATCAGCCCACCTGTGTTTGCATGTTGCGCGTCTGCCGACGGTAAACGCCCTCAACCGCGTCACCGGTCAGGCGTGCTGTTTCGCGCGGATCCCCGCCGCCCTGCACGTTGATGTTGAACACGGAGCTATTCGAGCCACCAGCGCCAACGGCCGACTGAGCCGCCTTCAGCACCATTTCCGGCGCGTAGGGGTTTTTGCCGTTCTCAATCTGCGTGATGCCATTCATCAGTGTTGCCAGCACCTGCGGATCCTGAATATTCAGCGAGTCACCCCGACCAACGCCGAGCATTTTGCTCAGCTTGTTGATATAGGCCTGGGTGTTATTCTCGCTGGCCGGCGCAAAGCGGCTGATGATGTCCTCGACAGATTGCAGCTTCTGATAACCTGCGGCCTTTGACGTCCCGTTGTAGTACGCCTTGATCTGCTTACCCAGCGCCGCGAACCCTTCAAAAGCAGAATTGAATCGAGCAAATCGGGGTGTGGCGTGATCTTCCAGCGTCGCGCCGTTCTGGCCGACGTAGTTCAGGTTGCCGGGATTGTTGTTCCGGATACCGCGCGGCTCATTGCCACCTGAAAACTGACCGCGTATCCATTGCCCAACGCTGCGCGGGTCGAAGCCTGTTTTGTCCTTCACCCATTCGGCGGCGCTGTTCGCGCTGTCGGTGACAGCAGGCAACGCGTCAGGATTTCCCTTCCCCTGGCTAAGCAACGCCTTACCAAGCCTGCCAACCTCGCTCCAGTTCCCGTCCTTCAGCGCGTTGATGAGATCGCCGATCATCGTCATCATCTTGCCGAACTCGCCGAATTGCTTCGTTAAGTCGGCAATGTCACCTTTCAGCGACCAGCTTTTCAGGTCAATGTTCAGCAGCTTGGCAATTTCCTGCCCGACGCTGAATATGGAATCCCGAAGCTCTTTCATGCCCTTCATCGCAGCGTCGATTTCAGGCTTCCATTTCCCCCAGTTGATCAGGCTGTCGCCGCCTTCTTTCCAGACCTGATAATCGTCATATAGCGCAACCAGCGCAGCAATGAGCGCCGTAACCATGCCAATCGGGGAAGTGAGGAACGCGCTATTCAGCATGCGCCAGGCCAACAGCAGGCCGCCCAGCACCTTGAGCAGCCCCTTGGTTGTATCATCCAGCCGATCCCACCACCTCATGAGATCGCCGGCGCCCTGCACGCCCCGATAGACCAACGTCATGATGCTATCGGCCAGCGAAAGCACCTTTTTCAGCACGGCGGTGATCGTCCCCTCAATCTTGGGGAAGTTGAGCAGGATATTTTTGCGGAAGCTTTCAAGATTCCCGGCTAGGCCGCCGGCAAGGTTACCGCCGATTTTATCGCGCATGATGCCGAACAGATTCGCCAGACCGCGCATTTGGGTCATGAATTTATTCGACTGCTCCGCCGCTTTCTGCGAATCGAACCCTGTCGCCTGCAGCATGCTCTGATAATCAGAAGTGAATCCCTTCACACCCCGCCGCATTGCCAGCAACGTGCTTTCGTCAATGCCGAGGATCTGCGCGTACTGGTTAGCGCGGTAGTACGGCATTTTCGCCAGCTTGTCGCCGACGAGCGTCACCAGTTGGGCAGTGTCGCGCAGATTTCCGGCCGCGTCTCGCGTCTGAATACCCAGATTACGCAGGAATCCCTCTGCGCCTGGCGTCGAACGCAGGAAGCGCGCCAGATTGTCCAGTGTACCGTTGAATCCCTCCACGCTGCCGCCCGCCTGGCTGAAGGCGTATCCGATAGCCCTGATATTGTTCGCCGTCGCGCCGGTGCGCTGAGACTGCCAATAGAGACGGTCGAGGCCGCTGGCGATTTTGGTCGTAAACCCGACAACGGTCAGAGCGGCCGCTTCGACCGCGGCGCCCATCTTGACCGCATTCATCGTGACGCCGGAAACCACCGATTCGAACTTGCGGCCGCCGGCCTCGTCGATGTCGAACCCCAGCGAGATCAGAAAGTCCTTGATGGTTTCAGCGTTCATTTTCTGCCTGCCATTTTTTTATCAGGTAATTATTTCCCGCCTCAACATCAAGCGACTCATTCATCAGCGCAATATCAGCCAGTGACAGCGTGCCGTCTTTAAGCGACTCATAGCTGCACATGCGGGCATGTACCGGGCGCAGCAGATAACTGCGCCCTTTTGCCAACGACTCCAGCGTTAAGCTGATTCCTGGGCCGTGTTGCTGTCGCTCACGGGGAGTGCGGGAAAAAAATCACCGAGGGAGTCCCGCACCACGTTGCCGACGATTTTCACCAGATCCAGTCCGTTGAGGTCGTCGAACATCATCACGCGCTGACTTGGCTCATAGATTTTTGTCCAAGCCTTACCCTGTTGGCGCTGTACCACAGACAGGCAAGCATGGTTGATCTCCGCGCGGTCTTCCCGGCTCAGCTGGCCGATGGCCTTCACCACCAGCGGAATGATCTCGTCAAACAGGCGGTTTTTATCCTCCTGCAGCGACTTCCCATTACCGGCCATGATGTCTTTCAGCAACGGGATAAGGCCGGATAAAACCGGCGCCAACGCGATAGCCACATCTTGTTGAGCGAATGCGTCAAGTTTGGCCGCGCGATACTGCACGCCCTTAATTTCAAATTCCATGCATCACTCCTTAGAAGGTGCCGAGCAGTTGATCGACCATGCCGGCGTCAAATACCCAAGACACGGTGCCGCCGTCTTTGGCGTTCTGCCAGTCGGGGATTTTCTGGAACGCGACCGAGCGCGCGGTGCAAACGTCGTTGCTGGCGCTGTTACGCATCACGATCACGTTATTGCCCCAGGTAGCAGAAGAGAGCGACTGGGCGTTATACAGCGCACTCAGCTTGGCATTGGTTGGCGAGGTCTTGAGCAGCGTCACTGTGATCGTGCCCCCCTTTCCGGCGTGCAGGCTGTGCATTACAGAACCGTCTGCACCGGTGGTCATGGTGTTCTTCGCTTCAACCATTGTGACAGTTACGCCCTCTTCGGCGTTGCCCGAGCCATAGCCCAGATCGAACGCACCACCGGGGCCGACGATAGAGGCGGAAAAATCAAAAAAGCTGTAAGTAGACATTTTTGCCCCTTATCGATTTACGTTGATGATGACGTCGGCGAAGTGAACAGCGCCGGCCAGCTTAATTGCGCACTGGATCACAGGTGCTTTACGCGCTTCACGGTCTGCCTGTGCCTGGCTGGCGATAGGCGGCGCGTAGGTGTAATAACCCGTGGTGAGCGTGTCACCGGTCGCCAGGTTGCCGATTGGGTCGCCATTCCATACACCCGGCGCCATCAGGCCGTTCGTGACGCCCTGCTCAAGTGAGCCGTTGACGCTGGTCAGCAAGCGTGTGATGCCCGGATCGGTCTGCGGCACTTTGGTCGTGCTGGTATAGAGCACGTTATAGAGGTTGTTCTGCACGTAGTTCTGCAGCCAGTCCAGGCCGTGGCGCTCATCGAAGAAATCTCCGTTGCACATCAGGCCTTCCTGGATGATCGCCGTATCGTTGTCGTAGTTGACGAACACGTTGCAGTTTTTCGCCGTCAGCGTCTTGGCCTGCGTCTGTGTCAGCGTTTCCGCCGCAATTCCTGGCTGCTGCTTGAATTTCAGCGTGATCGTGGTGTTGTTACCGAGGAAATTCACGGTAAAAGCACGCCCGAAGATGGACGCCGACGCATACGGGCTCGCGCTGGAATACTGAATGAAGGTGCGGCCGTATTTGGCGTTTTTCAGCTTGCTGGCGATGTCGTTCTCGTTATCCAGATCCAGAACGCCGGTGTTTTGCGTGGTGTAACCGAAGATGCGGGAAACGTCATCGGACTGGATAAAGGCCGCCACGCTGATTACGTCGTCATCGCTCAGCGATGTATCGGCGATCTGCAGGCCATACCAACCGGTAGACATATCGGCCAGCTTGTAGATGCAGGACTGAATATTTTCAGCAGCTGCACGCGGGATAGCCAGTGCGCCGGCATTCTGCACTGCCCCCATCATTGCCGAGATGTCCGTGCCGGTCGTGTTAGCCGAACCATACCCCACCGCCGACGATGCGCCGGTCGATTTTGAGGTGATGATAAATCGGCTGTTCACTGCGTCCCACGTCACATTAGCCGTGCTCAGCTTCTCCGCAATCCGCGCGGCCACGCCGTTCAGGTTGGTTTCTGCTGAGAAATCTACGGCTGTGATCGTCTTGTTGGTGCCGTCGATGCTGATTTTCATCGCGCCATCGGTCACCGATGCCCAGGTGCTGATCGCCTGCTGCGCCGGCGTCAGAATGGCACAGCGCAACAGCGCCGCCTGGTCTTCTTTAATCCAGCGGCCGATGTACAGCGTACGCGGCTGCGGCGTCTGCTGGAAATACAGGTTAGCGGCCTTGTACTCCGGCGCCTCCATACCGAAATCCGCTCCGACGTCGGTAATGCCAGAATAGCTACGCATGCGCTGACTGCCGTCAATGACATCAGAGCCACCGACGATCAGCAGCGCGCCAAAGTTGCGCCCCTGTGCAGCGCGCAGCGCCATATTCACCGTCACATTGACGATGTTAGATACAGGTAAGCCCTGTGACATAGATTATTCTCCGAAGAATTGAACCGGTGCTTCCACCAGCGACTTGATGCCGTACTCGCGGATCACTTTGCGACGCAGGCGCACGGCGATGTCATACCGGCGCACCCACTGGTTGTTGATGAGTTCTGGAAGGTTGAATATCCGCCCACAGTCGAGCAGGGTCAGATCGCTGTTTTTCAGCTCGTCATTGTTCTGCGAGACAAACAGGCCATCACGGAAACGGGTTGCTACCGTCATTCCCTGCGGGCCGTAGAAGCACACCAGAATATCGATGGTTTCGTGCGACCATTGTTCGGCGTTTTCAGCGCCCTGGATATACGCGGGGTTGGCGTCTTCCTGCACGCCGGTAATACCGAAGGCGCACCAGGTGGTGCCGTTTTTCGGTATCTGCGGTTGCGGGTCAGTCCAGCGCGGATAGACGTCGCCCGCGTCCATGCCGGTGACACCACGGATCCACCGACTGATCTGGCGCTCCAGCGCTTCGTCGTAGGTTGGCCCATCACTGACCGGCGTCAGGTATCCGGGCGCTGTGCTGTCGTTACTCAACGGGTGATCCTCCGTCAAACTCCATCAGCTCACAATGTGCCTGAACGAACCCGGAGCCATACGCCGTGTAAGGGTCTACAAACGTAACGCGGTATTCCCTGCCCCGATAGGTTACGACATCTGCATCAAGACCAGGCTGGCCCTGTGTGAGCCGAAATTGCGTCACAATAAGAATGGCACCGTTGATGTTCTGGCCGGCGGCCATACGGCGCGCTTCCAGGGAGCGGTCAACCGTCACCACGCCGGAGAAAGGAATATCCTGCTGGGTGTTCGTCGTGAAGTTGTCATCGTCCCGGCTCTGAATCTGCCGATGACAAACCAACGTCGTATCGACAAAATCAGGATCCAGCAGTACCTCGGTCACGTCGAGAAGCGGCATTATTTACTCCTTACCACGTAAGTGATTGAGCGCAGCAGATAGCCATGCGCATAGAGCGGTTTGTCGCCGGGAATGCCCCTGGCGCGCCGGTTAGCCTTGGTCATCTCAGAGAGAGGGTGAAGCCTGTCACCGGCACCAATGACCGCCTTGGCACCATCCCGCGCAATCTGTCCAGCGCTTTCAAGCTCCCGCTGCGCCGCCTCCGTTTTACCGTTCAACGCAGCCACGGCCGCCGATTTTAGGTGCTCAGTGGTGCGTGGTTTAGTGTCCTCGATCCCCATATCCAGAAACGGGCGCGGTGGCAGCGTGACAGTTTGCCCGCCAAGCTGCACCGTGGCGCCGGTAGATTGCAGATAGCCGATCTCCGCGTTATTCAGGCTCTCGCCATCCTCACGCGTTGCGTTAGCCTCTGGAATTCCCACCAGCACATCCAATTTTGAAAGCGCGCGCAAAGACGACAGCACCGATTCGGCGTTGTCCTTCCTGACCTTGAGTCCGCTTTTCATAGCTGCCGGCCGCCTGCCCCGAACATCGTGATCAGTTGCCAGAACTCCGCACCGTAGCGCGTGTTATTCCAGAACCCAGCATCAGGGTTAAGCGTCGCGCTTGCGTCATAGCTCACGCTGACCTTATCAACCGATTTTGATGTCTGGACACCGCTGGATGCACCGCCCGCGCCGCCAGCAGCTGCTGACCGCTGATCCTGAGCAAAGAGCGCCATGTAATGGGCCACAAATAACTCCACCAGATAGGGGAATATTTTGGCGCCAGTTACTTTTTCGCTCAGCAGGATGTCAGCCAGGTTCAGGCGAAACTGAATCTGCGCTTCTGGGTAGGTGACGGCATCAGTGAATTGCGGGAAGTCGCGGCGAAAGTCTGCCGACGTTGGCAGTGACTTATTTCTTGGCTGCTCCATTGGATTTCTCCAGTCTTGCGGTCAGATCCGCCACCTGGGCGTTAAGCGCGGTGATTTGTTCGTTGCGCTCAACCAGGCCGGCAGCAGCTGCCTGCAGCTGTTCGATTTGCTCTACCACCTTGTCCTTTTCAATCTCCAGAAGCCGCTGCAGTTCGGTAACCTTGCCTTCCAGCTCAGCAATGCGTTGCGCGCCGGCTTCGTCGATATTTGGCGGGGTGAAATCGCCCAAAGCTTCGGTGTGCGCTTCGACAAACCAGTGAGCGGCCACAGACTCGGGAACGTTGTGACGCCCCTTGCCGAACTCCTGCACCGAGTTATCCGCGTGAGTGAGTTTGAATGGGGTGTGTACGTGGATCGTAACCAGTTTTTCTTTCGTCATTTCGGTAATCCTTCAGGCCCCTTTCGGGGCCGTTCTGGTGATCAGATGCCGTCCACGTAGGACAGGGTTTCTTTGTACACCGGCTCAACCGCACCCAGCTTGGCGTAGTAGGTGGCGATCTGGTACAGGCCGCGATACTGAATAGGCACGCTCTGCAGAGGAACCAGCGGATAGCGGACGTATTTCTTGTCGTTGGTGTAAGCCACCATGCGATCCTTGCCACCCACACCGCGTTTCTTCAGCCATTTGACGGCCTTGATCTCCAGCGGCACGCCGTTCTGATGGTATGCAATGGTGTTAACCGAGAGATAGCTCAGCAGTGACATGTTGCCTGCCTCGGAAACCTTGCGGCTCGCCAGCAAAGAATACTGCTCAGGCGGAATACGCAGGTCAGAAGGCACAACGGAATAGCCAGATGCTGCCCAGGCATTCGACAAAATGCTGTTCACGCTATCCAGAATTTCGTCATTGGTGGATGCCGCCCAGGTCTTCGGCGCGTTGTTCAGCGTAACGCCGACCAGGTTGGTCAACCCCTTCAGCCCCAGTGAGTCGTCGCCGATGTAAACCTGCTCATCGTTGTCCATCTGCCACTTGAGCTGCATACCCTCGTATTTCTGGGTATCGATCGGACGGTCTACCTGCTGCGCGGCTGCCAGTTCAACAACAGTCCAGCCCAATTCCATGCCCCACAGGTTCAGTGGGTTGCCGTCTTTACCGATATCGACGTTCACACCAGCAATGGCGGTAGAGTCTTTACCGATCCAGTTCTTGCCGTTCGGGTTTGCGCCAGTACCGGCAGCGCCGAAACTGGTGTTTGTCCAGCTCGAGATGTCATCAGCAATCGACACGTCTTCACGCAGCTGAATATCACGGCTCCAGGTATAGCCCACCAGCGGCAAGTTTAGCGTTTGGTCGAGGCGCTCCAGCTCGCCGATGAGAAACGCACCGGAGCTATCAACGGTTGCCTGATCAAAAGTAATCATTCGTCTTTTCCTTAAATCTTCCAGGAGATTTCAGCGTTGCCGTCGGCATCGCCGGCGCCAGTGAATTCTGCGTTAGGCAGCAGAACGGTTTTGTCGGCAACCAGCGTCGCCATAAAACCGCCCAAGGGAACATCGATAGAAGCGTCAGGGGAAACGACGATGTAGACCGGTGCGCCCTTTTTGATGGTGCTGGCATCGGAGCCCACGTTAACCGTCATGTAGCCACGCTTCATTGCATCGCCGGGGAAGTTCTTGTCTGTGCCCACCTGGCGAACCATGTCAGGCTGCGACGTGGTTGGGTAAGGACGGACATAGATGCCTTTCACTTTGTCGGCGGTGTCACCGTCAGCCAGCGGCACAAAGAAGCCGTCTGCGTCGATTTTCCCGGCCAGACCATAAGCAGGGAAGGCATTGGCTGATTTGAGAATTACCGTCTCTACGGTCAAATCCTGCGGGCGAGAGATAGCCCCGGCAATGCCCACAGGCATCCGGTACAGGTATGCAGTCATTGTTTTATCCTTTTCGGTTAGACCAGAAGTCGGCGTTTTGCTTGTTCAGGGCGGAAATACTTGGAGTACCGATATTCGGGCTACGGGCATCGCCGGTAGTGGATCGGGTATTGCGACCTTTCGCAATCTCAGAGATGGCGTTAAACGCCATATTTACCGACTGTTTCGGCAGCTTGCTGATATCAGCGTCACCCACCACCTGGCGAACCAGCGCTTTATCAGCAGCGGCCAGCACGTCACGTTTAAAGGCGGTTGGCTTCACCTTGCGGCTGAGGTCGATACCAGGAACGATGACTTCCGCACGGTAAGCAGAATCGCCGGTAATCGTGGTTTCTTCTTCGTCTTCCTCGCCGTCGCCGGTGGGCTCTTTTTTGTTCTTGTCTTCAGGATTTTCGCCATTGTCACCAGTTGGCGTCCCTTCGAGTTTTGCCAGCAGCGCTTTCAGTAAGGTTTTGATATCGTCCTCACCGTCGCCGGTAGGCTCGCCGCCCATCTCCGGATCTTTCTTCGGGAGCGGCTGCTGAGGTGAAAGATTGATGTTGAGGTTTACGCCGCTTGGCAAATCCCCCTCATCCACTGTTACGGCTGCCGGAGCAGATTCCAGCAGTTCGTTCATCGTGTCCGCGTCACCTGTCTTGTGGGCGAAACGAAGGCGCTGTAGCCAGCTTTTCTTTTGAGTTGCCATTGTGTCTCTGTCTCCAATTGCACAACGATTTCCGGCTCTGCCTTTTGGAACAAGAGCCACATGGTTACCTTTGATATCCACCTGGTCAGCTGTACCAGGGGCCGTCTGTTCGTACTCTGCGTCATAGCCGCATGACACCTGCCGCAGACCTTCCTCAATCAGCTGGATGGCGTACTCATCTTTGACGATGATATCGGACAGCATCAGATCGGACTGGTCACCCGTCCCGCGCCTAACGTTCTGGATATGACCATGCGCCAGCTCTTTCCAGTTCTGCGGATTGATCAGGCGAACGTTTCCTTCTGCGTCTTCTGGGTGCAGCACCGTGATGCTCATCCCCTCAAAAGACGCCAGCGTAGCAGGATCGAATACCTGCTCTGGCGAGCGCCTGACGATGATTTCCCCCGCTGCGTTCGGCTTCAGGTTCGGCAGGTCTTTGGCAGAGTAGACTTGCGTACCCGTTCGGGCGATCGGCACGTCCTTACACAGCAGCGAGCCGTCAGCCAGCCTGTAGCGCGTCTCACCCAGTCGGGTTTCAAAGAAATATTTCATGGGTTACCTGCTGAATGGCGGGCATAAAAAAGGCCGCTTGCGCGACCAGTTTCGAGAGAGATAATTTCGCCGATTTCCGGCGTATTTAACATAATAGACCTTTTGCGCATCACGCGATCGGCACTCGCTGCAAATGCGGGCTGAGAGACGTAAAACTGCCAACTTTCTCGGCTGAAAATCCACGTTTTTCAATACAACATTTTCGCAACAATTCACCACTATTGCAGTTCAGTGAGAATTGATGGCGAAGCCCGCATTTTTCACTTTCTCGGCCCAGGTATGTGAACGTCAGACCAGCATTTGCAGTTAGGCAGGCAACCGGCATGACCGGTCATGCCGTCCAGCGTCGGCGGGTTATGCCAGTACACGAACTTATCCCGCATTTTTTTATGCGATGGTCGCGTGCCGGCGCCCTCAATGCGCCACCAATACCCTTCAGAGCCAACAGCAAGAGCGCGGGCCTGCGTCAGTGCACCCGTGGCGCGTCCGATCTCCGTGCGGGCAATCATCTTCGCCCTACTGGCCGCCACATCACCGGACTGCATGATCATCTCGTACAGCGCGTCGGGGCGTTCGCCGTAAATGGTGGCCTGTATGGCGCGCTGCTGGATTTCTCGGACGCGATCTGCGGCTTCCAGCGGCAGGGACTTCATCAACTGGATTTGCCGGTAGACAATATCCTGTGTCACCTGGCCGATCGGCGTATTGCCGACCACATCCCGAAGCCCCTCGGAAATCTGCTGTGATACCGATTTCCACTGGTTCCACTCCTCACGCTCCACCTGCAGGAACATTTTCTGACCGACCATTGCCGCCCAGTCGTCCAGCACCTGCGAGTAGTCGATGAGGTGATCGGCTACCGTGTCAGCGCTTGCCTGGGAACCATCGTAGGAGCCAGTTACGATCTGATTTATCTGACTGACTATCCCCAGTAGGCTTTTCTGATACTGGATTTCTGAACGCCGGCGCAGGGCCGGTTTCAAGTTCAGGCTCCTCATACTGCGACTGCGCATTATCGATGTCCTCATCAGTGATCGATGCACCAATACCCGTCACATCCGAGTTTTCGCGCAAATCCGTCATCGCAGCCTTTGGCGACATCAGCCCGTCATTCAGCGCGGTGCTGATGGCCGTCACGGTGTTCACCGCCACGGTTGAGCGGTCAACGTCGGACATCTGCCACAGCGGATTAAACTCAAAAGTGAAATCCTCCGGTAGCTCCTTGCCAAGCTCAGAGCGGTGCATGATATCCAGTACCTTCCGAAGCGGCAGGCGCAGGCGGCGCTCTTGCAACGAGCTGACGCGGTCGTAGTAGTTCGCAAGGTCAGCGTCACCGGTTGAGAAACCTTTCGGTGACTGACCGAACAGGCGCACCAGCGGAATGCCGACGGCGCCACTGATCTGCTCTGCAAACTGTGAAATGACGTCATCCAGCCCGCTGAAGCTGTACTGGTGCGTTTCAAACTTATCCTTGGTATCCATGAGGGTCATGCCCTCATTGCTCTGGAACTGGCGGATAAGGTCGATATTTTTCAGAAGTGCCTCAAACGCAGGGCCGCCAAGCGCGATCAGTTCGCGAAGCTTCTCCACGCTGTAGGTGCGCAGGTGTGCTTTGTAAACCAGCTGCGCAGCGCCTACGGTAGCGCTGTCGAATGCGGTCAGCCTGTCCCAGATGCGCTCTACAACTGACATCCCCCATTCGTTCTCGGTCATTTTCTGCTGGAATGGCAGCGTAACGCCGTCGAATCGGATCAGGCGGCTGTGATGTATCCGCCAGGCGGGAATGCCCGTGGCGGTCGTCACAACGTCGTAGAATTCGGGCTTGCCGAGATCTGGCCCCATCTCTTTAATGCGGCGGGTGAGCACCGGGTTAATCATCCAGCGGTCAAGCGGCAGGATGCCCTTAAACTTGCCTTCGCCAATGGTTTCCAGACGCAGCGGCGTAAACGGCGCTTGCCCCTCGATCATGATAAAACCAACCGCTCCGCCATAGAGCCGTGACCATTTCAGCACGTCATTCAGTGCATCCCAGATCTGCATGTTGTCCAGTTGCGACTCAATGACGCCACGGTCTTTCGCGTCAATCTCTGACGTGATGCGAATACCTTTGCGGGTCATATCGTCAGGGATGGCGTCTACGGCTTCACCAATCACCCAGGATGAGCGATATGACCACTCAATCATCATGCGGTTGCGGCTGGTGAAGTTTGCCCGGTAAGTCGATGCTGAATGCTGGTTAGGGGTTTGCATCCCCACGCGGGCGACAAAGTTCTCGTACCCGTCAGCGGTGGCTTGTGCCGTCCGCTTTGAGGTGGGTTTATTTCGTGCCATCAGGCCTGTCTCCCTAACAGCTCCCAGATATTCAGGGCTGAATTCATTGGCGCGTAACTGATCATCACCGAGTCGGCCAGGTTGGGCGATTTGGTGCCGTCAGGCTGTTTGTCCACAACAATTTTACCCACCCCGTTGATTGAGTAGGTCGGCTGTGAAAGTTCGATGATGAGTTTGTCTTTGTTTTCCATCGTGCTGCTGATGGAGATGATTTCGTCGGGGTTGTACGGCATTTTTTCGACAACCGCGCGGTAGGTGTTTTGGAACAACTTGCGCAGACGCCACCAGCTCTGCGCTTTGGCGTTGGCAAAGAAATCTTTGTTCAGCCGCGCCTGCTGGCCATTGTCGCCGCGTACCGCTTCATCGTCGGGATCAAATACCGCGCCGCTCCCCCTGAATGGGGTCGCCAGAATCATCGGCCGGCGGGCGGCTTTACGCAACTCGTTGATGGCGCGGGCGTCGCCGCGAACACCAGCCCCTAATCCGTCCTCGTCGAAACGGTACTCATCGATGTTGTCCGCGTCGCAGAACCCGAAAACCTTCTCAACCGACTGGTAGATGTCGCTGCCAACGCCTGACCACTCGCGGACGTTCTCCAGCAGGAAGCCGTGACGGGTCGAAAATGAGTTTTTATCGCGCCCTTCGTCTGCAACGTCCATTGCGCCAAGGCGTTTACCAGTAGGCTGAATACCCAGCTTGATATGCGCATCAACAGCGGCCTGAACCCAATCGGACGGAATAAGCACGCCCTCGGCGGATGCGCTGTAGTTAAGGTCGAGCTCTTGCGCCACCACCACCGGGTTATCGATTTTGTCGCATTCCCTGCGATACCAGGCATCGTCTTTGCGCGGATCGCTACGCCAGTGGAACGTGAACACCGGTATTTTTCCGCTATGACGTTTTTGGGCGAATGGGTTAGCCATGCCGTTGACCGAACTCAAATCGATACGGCAGCGCGTTGTCTGCGACAGCGCAGCGTCGATCAGCAAAGGGCGCTGCAAGAATGCCGCCTCGTCCACCAGATAGAGCGTGGTGCGGTCACCGCGTCCAATGTTATCGCCAGCCTCGCCTTTGATAACGGCGCCCGTATCGGGGAATTCAACGCGCATATAGGGGGCGTGTTTTTTTTCGCTCCAGCTGCCGCGAAATTCCACCGGCAGCGTTTCAACGAATTTGCGCGCCTTCCAAAACAGCGCCTTTGGGTCACCGGTACTGTCCACGTACTCCTCTTTACGGGAGCCGAAGCCAATCACCATTTCTTTGTTGAACAGGCACAGCGAACAAGCCAGCCCGATTGCCGTCCAGCTCAGCCCCATCTCACGGCTCTTTTCCGTGATGCCGTTCTCCATGTTTTCCCGTCGGGTCATAATCCAGTGGATCCACTCTTCCTGTTTGGGGAACAGCAAAAACGGGATTGTCACCGGCAGGCCGTAGTCGATGTTGCGGGGGTCGGTCGTCATGCCCCAGTCGATAATGAACTGCGCAGGGTTGGTGCGGTAAAACTCGCGAATAGCCGGCAGTGTTTCCGGATTGGCCCTGATGCGCTGCAGGCGCTCCATCCGCCATTCGAACACCTGGGTGTAATCCGGGTTTTTGAAGTCGAACGGGAACGGAATAGGCATAGCTCGCTACTCTGGGAAAAATGTGTGAAAAACGGGGTTATTTAACATAATGACCGTTACCCGCACCGGCGAAACAGCACTCACCCACTGATTACGCTCAGCGGGTGATTTATCAGTATTTTCTCGTCGGAGTGGTCGGAAACGGACTGCATAAACGATGCATAAAACAGGGGTGTTTTTGCATAGCAGAAAAATTGGTTTAAACGCCTTTTTATGGCTATTTGGTGGTCGTGGTGGCTGGTACTGATCTCCAGCATGTGACAGGTTGACAACAGTCACCTTCTTGCCCCGGCGCGTCAGCCCGCGCATTCACCACATGTTCAGTTTACCCCATCAGCTTGCGATATGCCTCTGCAGCCTCCTCGGCTGACATGTTGGTGTTCTCGGTTTTGATAGCACCACCACCGGGGCCGGATAGCTCTGTCTTCTTCGGCGCTTCCCAACCCATCATTTCGCCGAGCTGCTTAATCGCCGCCTTCGGGTCGTGCATCTTCAACTTGATGCCGTCTTTGCCCGTCGTCAGTTCGGCAACGGCCGCCATCGCTTCGGTGTCTTGCAAGGCCGAATCGCGAAATGCCCAGGACGCTTGATAAACCGGCTTACCCTCTTCGTCCTCGCCTATCTGGCAGTTTTTAAATTCTGCGATATCTGTCAGCGCTGTGCGGCCCATCTTCGACAAACGCTCCAGCGCTTCGGTGCGCGTCATGATCGCCTCGTTGATGGCTTCGTACTGCACGGACTTGAGGAAGGCTTGGACATTACCATTTCTTACCATCACGGCGGCTTTCGAGTGGACTCCGTCGCCCTTCGCTTTCCCTCCCGCGTTACGGTAAGCCTCCGCCTGGCGGTCGCCATTCAATAGGCAGGTAACGAATTTCTTTTGCAGCTTCGTCAGGGCATCGAAAAGCGCCTTCTGTTCTTCTGTCAGCGTCATTTCGACTCCTTAAGCTTGTTCTCCAGTTGGCTTATCTGCATCACGCAGCAGCCTCGGAAAGCCGCTCTGTGATGGGCAATAAAAAACCGCCCGGAGGCGGCTTCATCAACCATTCAAAATCTGTTCATAATTTGTTGGGAAATTAATTCCAGGCTCCACCTTCAGCGACTCCACCTTCTTGATGATAAGCGCCTTGGTTTCTTCGTTCCCATTCCTATAATAAGGCTGCATAACATCAAGAATAGGCTTTCCATTCCATCCGGTAAGCTCTTGCTTAGCCAAGATTAAATAAATCTCTTTGTTTAACTTTTCCATGCCATCTCCAGTCTGATTTTGGAAATGTGATTATATCACTACCCGTTTAATTCTCAGCATTAGCCAAACCAGTCGGGGAGTTCATTTCGCTAAGCAAACCTGCTTTATATAGTCCTGTAGGCCAGTTATTTGGCTGCGAGCGGTTTCGATTCGCTCTCGGAGACGGAAATAATCCCGTTCAGCGGCGTCAGTAAGTCGGGGGCCGGTTGCATCAGCCACGCCGGCGGCGCCGGTGGTTGGGCACGTGGCGGCGAGCTGCAGCTTGCGAGCGCCAGCGGCAACAGCGCGCTGCAGATCATCAATCTGATTCTTGGCATCGTTTAGCTCCTTGGTCCGGTGCTCGTCGATGGCCGCCACCGCGCGCTGTGTGCTGTTCTGCCAGTCGAGCTGGCCAGATAGCTGGCCGTTGGCGGTTTGCAATTTGTCACGTTCGTAGCGCAGAGCCAGATTGCTGTACGCGAAATACGCCAGCAGGCAGAGCACCACGGCCACGATAGCAGCCTGCCAATGCTCTAGCGGCCACTTCATGACAGAAATATCTCACGCTCTGCCGCGCGACGCTTCACCAGCCCAGGCATAACTTTACCTGCCGAGTTGCGCCACTTTGGGAACTCATCAGCTGCTGCTTGCACGTCGCCAGCATTGAACTTCTTCACCAGAGTTGAACCAGCAAAAGCGGGCCCGCCGATGTTGAATGCCAGCGAAACCATCGAGTCGAACTGGTTCTGCGTCATCGTCCGCTTAATCGCGCTGTTGACCGTCAGCTCAAACACGGCCAAATCCTCGGAGAAAAACGCTTCTGCCTGCTCCTGGGTAATTCGGTCACCCTGCATCACACCCTTGGTATGGCCCCAGCCAATCGTCCAGGGCTTGCCGCCGGTGCCGGGGTCTGGGTATGCCTTCAGGCGAAGTTGCTCAAACCCCTTGATGAAATTGCGTCCGTTGTTACTGGTTTTCATAGCTATCACCTGCTTTGTTCAAGAAACGACGTTCCAGCGCCTTAATCAGTGATGCACCAGACCAACCAGCCATACCGCACACACCGCCCATCACCTCTGACGGCCAATCGTAATGCAGAGCGATCATCACCATGGTTAATCCGGCGAAGATAGAAACGAAAAGCTGCAAAAACAGCGTGCGCCAACTGAAGGCCTCGCCGTTCAGCACCTTGAATGAGTAGCTCGCAATAGCACCCAGTAGGGTCATACCGAACGCAATCAGCATTGATAGGATGTTGGGTTCGTTCTTCCAGGGCATTTTCATAACCTCCCCCTTCCGGGGCTCTTTCCCGGCTTCGGGTTATGGGTTGGGTTCAGCCACCAGCCGTAAACGCTGCCGGTAAGAGGGTGTGCCGTGTGTGTCGTCCGTTGGCTGGGGCTGAAATGCAAAAAGCCCGCTCAGAGGCGGGCCTTAATTGATTGGTCATGTGACAAGCGGAAATATCACATCATGGAGATAAAGCTAGTCCATTTTCGCCAAACTGTCAACACTTTGCTTTTAACGTGACGCTATTTTTCTTAATTCTGTTAAACCGTGACCGCCGCCAGCATAGAATCCGCAATGCTTTCCTCTTTGTGACACTGCGTGACAAGCTGCTCATAGAACGGCTTGTAGTCCCGGCGCCAGGTGGTTTCCGCTATCTCTAAGCCCTCCAGCGCCAGCGCCTTTCTAACCTGCTCAGCGGGCAGGCGCGCATACCCTCTACCGCTGCACTTGTCGCAGTCCTTCATCACCGGGATCCCTGTCTTATCGCTCAGCTTCTTGTCCAACACCTTGCCGCGTCCGTTACATCTGCAGGCGTTGCTGATCACCTTCTTTCCCTTGCAGGTCGGGCAAAGCACCTTCACAACCTCCCTCACCGATTTCACTTCCTCCCAGTACGACGGAAATACACCCTTAGTGATTTTCGCCCACTTCGGCGGCTTACCGTCTGGATACTGGACTTTGTTGGTGAACACCTCAGCGTCAATAAAGCCCTCCCCCTTGCAGCATTCGCACATCCTTACGCTGGCCGCGCTGCGGGAGTAATCCTGGAATGCGAACGCCACCATGACGCCGATCGCTCTGTGCTGAATCTCTTCACTGTGTTTGCGGATGGCCTTGTGTGCGCCGGCGGCTTTTATCGCGTATTCCTTCAATCGCTCCAGCGCGCGCTCAGGTGAGCTGATGCCCTGTTTTGCCAAAAACAAATCCAGTCCGAACTCTGCCTGAGCCTGGCACATCCCGAATGCCGCCATCACGTCAGTACCGGTCAAAGAGTCCGAAGCCGTCGCGCGCGGAGCGTCGCTAAAGGTCGGTGATTTCGGTGCAAAGTATTTCGGAATCGACTCTAATCTCATTGTTTTTCTCCCACGGCTTCCTGAAGTTGCTGGCGAATTTTTTGTAATAGCTTGCTGGCTTGGCGATGAACTCTTTCCGAACGCTTGTCGGCGGTTGAGAGCAGCAAAAGCTGCTCATTCAGATTGGCTGTGTTCAGCAGCGCATCGCAGACGTTCCGGTACTGCTGGCGTGTTATTGTCACCTCTTTCATGCGATAGCCCCGATGCCAAAGGAGAAATCCAGGAACTCAAACAGCAGTTCAACCTGGCTTCCATGTTCCGCTTCCCAGGCCGCCATATCCTCGTGCAATGCGTCGTGGCATTTACGGCACAGCGGGATAGTGAAAAAGTCGTGAGCCTTGGTTCCCATTCCACCCTGCCCGTGGCCGATGATGTGGTGAGGGTCGTCTGAGCGCGCTCCGCAACCGCAACAGGGGCGAGTCTTAACCCAACGAGTGTATTTGCTGTCTTCGGCGCGGGTTTTCTTCGGACGCAGCACAAAGGCGCCTGGTACTTCAGGATCGACCTTGAAGCACTTCTGGGCCTGCTTGGAAATAATCTCAGTAGCCGCCGGCGTGCAATCCATCTCGGATTCCTTGCGGGTTCCTGTGATCACCTTTGGCTCCGGTAAGTCGGTGACGGTGCGCGCGACGTCATCGGGGATCAGGTCGAATACGCCGGACAGCATGGCCCACAGCATCAGCTCAGGGATTGTCAGCTGTCCCTCAGACTTCAGGCGGTGTTTTGCCGTTGCTACCACCCAGCGCGCCGTGTTGCGAGCAGCGATTTTTTCCAGCTTTGGCGATACGCCTAGGCTTTTTTTGTAGCACCCAGGACAAATGCGAACGGCCGAATTACCTACGCGCTCTGTGTCCAGAATTGTCTCCGGCAGGTCGTGCTTGCTGTACTGGCATTTCGTGAACTGCGTCGCCCAGGCTTCAATAGCGTTAACCCCGCCGCAGGCGTCTATGACGCGCTCATGGGTGAAGAACCCCTGTAACCGCGGGTCGTTGGCGATCTCATGCTCCACCGCCGGTAGGATGCCTTCAGGGGCGTCTTTGAACTCCTTCGGCAGCGTGGAAACCATCACGCGACCTGTCATGTGAAACGCCAGCTTTTCGTCAACCGGGATCAGGGCAATACCCAGATCACGCTGTACCGCTGCTTTGACTATTGCTCTCATGTCGGTTGTCCCTGTTTTTTGGCGCGAATGCGAGCCAGCAGCTCTTCACCTTTGCGCTGAAATTTGCCGTCTTTGTCCATCAGTTCTGATGGCGCTGGGATGTTCTGCTTGTAGGCGATTTGTGGCGCAGGGGTTGGCACGCGCTCGCCCTTAGCCAGTCGTTTAGCCCAGCGGTTGAGGTGCTGTTGAATTGACTTGCGGATCTCACTTTCGGTGTGGTTGTACTGGAGCATCTGGTGACGAACGTCGATCACAATCCAGTACATGACCGGAGCCGACCAGTTGAAATCCTCTGGGCGGACGTGGCCGCGATTAGCGCTGTAGCGTTTGAACTCCGCCTCAACCTCATCAACCGATGGCAGCCCGGCATTCAACGCTGCACCCGTCTTGCACCAGCCAATGAATTTCCCACAGCTCGGCCAGAAATCGCTTTCCTGCTGTCGGGCCATACGCATGCCAGCTTGCAGTTGTTCCACCGAGGTGATCCCGTTCTCTGCGAATGCCAGGATCCACTGACGCTTTGCTGCAGCGACTTCTGCTGGCGTGCTCAACGCTGTTTGTTTTGCCGCAGGGAAGACTTGCATGAGGTTGGTGAACAGCAGATCAACCAATTTTTCCGCATTCCCATTGACTACCCTCGCCTGTGGCTCCGCCGGCATCATCCGCGCCAAGGCTCCACCATCGCGATTTTGAATGGCACTCATGAATTTATTCATAGCGTGTTACCCCATGCTTCGGCCGTGTTCCAGTGTCCACCAGGCACGCCGGCAGGGTTAGCACTAAGCTTCAGCGTCAGGTCATCCCACTTCTCGCGCAGCTTTGACGGGCTCAGGATGTTCTTGCACCAGAAGGGATCCCGGTTTGCCTTCGCAAATAGCTCGCAAATCTGCTTGTGTGTGCGGCCATCCTGAGAGCACATCAGGCGGATTTCGTTTGCCCAGTCAGTCCAGTTAGGTTCCTTCGGTCTTGCGACTTCCCCATCGTTTTCGGCAGCTTGCTCATACAACTTCACGATGCGAGACCGGATCCACTCCGCGCACTTCAGGTCTTCAGCACTGCCCCAGATTTTTTTCTTGGCACTGAACACAGCAGCTTCTGGATGCCGAGATAAAAACTTCTCCTCGTCTGATTCGTCGGGTTGCGGAGCGACCTGACAAGAAGATTTATTGTCTTTAGGTTCTAGTGATAGGTTCTGGTGCCACGTGCTGCCACAGGGGGTGCCAGCAGGTGACACAGGGGCTGTGCTTTCTGACGCCCCACCTATGCTTTCTCCTGACACACCTGTGTTTTTTGACGGCATAGGGGCTATGCTTTTTCCTGCCACAGGGGCTGTGCTTTCTGACGACACAGGGTTACCCAAGGTCAACTGGTAAATATTTGACGTGTTGCCCTTCCCATTGTTGCTACCAAGGCGGTTCTCTTTGGATAGCAACCCCATAGTTATCAATGCCGTGATATGTGCCTTTACCGCGCTTTTGCTGCACTCGCAATGATCGGCAATGTGTTGGTACGACGGCCAGCATTCGCCGTCATCGTTGGCGTTGTCAGCCATTTTTATGAGCACCAGCTTGCGCAGCGGGTTACCCACCTTAATTTTCATGGCCGTTGCCATCAGGATCATGCTCATACATCCACCCGCTTAAATTTCTCTTTGAACCTCTCAAGGGGCTGCATGCACTCATGCGGATAACCCTCTCGCGTGAAAATGACCTGGCGCTCAACCCGATCCCAGCGGATGACGTGAACCTGCACGCCCCGCCAGTCCGTGTAATACCGGTCGAGCTCAGTGCTTTGCGAGCCGGACATTTTTCAACCCTTGACGAGATGCCGACATATCGATAACAATCAGGCTGTTCATTGCAGAACTCCCAGTTAGAAAAGTGATTGCCGACCAGCTGCAACTGCTCGGCTTTCTTCTTGCACCAGGCCATAAAGCCCCCTATTCCGCCTTTGGTTCCCGGATGTGCTCCAGCATTGAAAGCAACTTTTTAGCCTCATCGCCCGTCAGCACTACGTTTTGCTCGCATCCTGGAGCTGCAACGCACCCTTCAGGCAATCCAAGCTCCAACACCATCCGCGCCGCCATCTTCACGATGCGAATCTTGTCACGGCTCAACCCCGAAGGGTGGATCCCCATCCCCATCGCCAGCAGCTTGTTGCCGCGCAAAATGGCCTCCTTGTGAAAGAAGCTCTCCAGCACTTCAGGTTTGCAGTTGACGCGCACTGAATTGCGACTTGTTGCGACTGATTCCATTTACAATTTCCGTTATGTTGAAAGGTTGCTTTCACGAAGAAAGCTTGCGTTTTCCATACATCAGCCAATGGGCTGTGCATTTAAGGGCTGAAGAAATCTCCAGTAAGTTTCTGGGCCTCTTCGTTTCCCCAGCCTCAAGTTGCTGGTATGACTGCTGAGTAATCCCAGCTAGCTCTGCAACTTCGGCTTGTGTAAGACCAAGCTCGATCCGTCGAGCCTTTGCCCGATGTGAAAGTGAGTTACCTGTATTCATTGCGCTCTCCTACAGTTTTATCTGTATTGTTCTACAGGCAAGCCTGTTTGTCAAATACAGTATTTACTGTGAAGATTTGCGCTGTTCATTAATGGCGGAGAGGGGTTATGAGCCTTGCAGAAAGGGTACGAACTAGGCGCGAAGCGCTTGGTATTACTCAAACAGAACTTGCTGATCTGGTTGGTATTCGGCAACAGTCAATTGCAAGCATTGAAAATGGTGAGACAAAAAACCCGAGAAAAATATTTGAACTGTCTCAAGCTCTTAAGTGCTCAATGCAGTGGCTAAAAACCGGTGTCCAAGAGTCGAATGCGACGCCTTTGGACGGTATTTCACTCTGGACTGACGATGAAGAAGAAGATGAAGATGATGTCTATCTTCCTTTCTTCAAAGAGGCTCAGTTAGCTGCGGGGAATGGTAGAGTGGTAGAGCTTGACTGCGAGGGTAGAAAGCTAAAGTTCTCACTCCGTAGCTTAAAAAAACTTGGAGTAAAGCCCGAAGAAGCGGCTTGTATGTCGGTCTGGGGTAATAGCATGGAGCCCGTTCTCCCTGATGGAGCTACAGTCGCCATCAATACTGGTAACAGGGAAATAAAAGACGGAAAGATCTATGCATTGGATCATGACGGTATGGCTCGGGTGAAGATTTTGTATCGCCTTCCTGGTGGAGTGCGTCTACGGTCATTCAACACTGATGAGTACCCCGATGAAATATATATGGGTGACGATAGCAACAAAATCAGGGTAGTTGGCGCGGTGTTCTGGTATGGCGTCACAATAAGTTAATCCCTCTCAACTTCAAGACCTCGCTTCGGCGAGGTTTTTTTTCGCCTAAATCTCAAACTTTAATCTTTTCCAAATCATTGGATTACATCATGACCTGTAATTTTTACAGTTTTTCCTGTTTACTAAATACAGTTTTGCCTGTACATTTTAATCCATCGACAGCAACAACGTCACCCCAAATCACCGGGACGCTCTTTAACAATCAGGTTTAGTCACCCAGCACTGAGCAGAGAGATCTGCACAACTCAGTACCCGGCAGTCCCCAGCCCTTACGGGGGTATGGCACCAACGGCATGCAGCGGACAGGACTGGGTGATGAATTATCAACAAAGGAGATCAAGCCAATGAAGCAGTAAATCGGCTCATGGCCTACAGGCCAGCCACGCGACGACGGTGTTACAGGTCGGGTTCCCACGGCGACGCAGTGAGGGAAAGGAGGCGTAAAGCATCACTAAGTAACCGGTTAGCGCCCGGCGAACGCATCAGCAGCTTAAAACGACGAGTGGATTTACCCTGCCGCTGCCAGTGTGGGGCGGCAGGCATAAAACCACTGAGGAGCTACACGATGGCACACGTAGATATGGCACTGCAGATCGAACGATTCCAAAAAATCGCACATGTCATCGTCGAAAACGTAAAAACGCGCGTTACCAGCGGATTAGCGGACGACGAAATCATGCATATCATCCACGAAGAAATCCTGAGTTTTTTCGTGATGCAACAAAGAATTACTGTTGAATACATGAATTTTAACGAAGACCAGCGCGCCAATTTTGCCGCGCAAATGTATTCCCTGCTTGAGCCATTAGCTTGTGAATTTAAAGGGATAGCAAACCCCAAATATGCGGACTATGTGGACGCCACGGGAAAGACTGGAGCACTTAATTTCATGGTAAACGCATAAAACACCCACCGCGCCCTACGGGGCGCACTGAGGCAATCATGACATTCAACGAAAAAGTCTGGCTGGGCGTGGTTGTCATCTGCGTCGCGTTCTGGTCAGCAGTTGGTTTTCTGATCGCCGGTTAACGCCGGCGTCTCACCTATCTGGTGGCGTATCGTTTCGGTTCCTAATTTATATCTACACAGTATAAATCCCCGGCTCGATGCGCCACCAGGTGCGTGAGAAATCACAAGCCTGCTCAGTACCACTTCCCTTGTCACATCCTTTGCCCCGCTCGCCGGGGCTCTTTTTTTCACATCAGCAAAGGCGCTGCCCGCTGCTCCAGTGTGCTGGAACCGTAGGGAAACCGAGCGCGTGCATCAACTCAGGCAGCGCCTTTGCCCATGTGAATTTCATTGAGAGGACATGTTATGCAAACCAATACCCAACGCTGCGAGCACTGCGGACAGACCCGCGACGTAGAGAAAAAAGCAGTGAGCATTCAGCGCTACGAAGACGGCAGATATAAGGCCGTGAGAATCCTCGTCTGCGCCGATACCTGCGCGCCGGTGTACGTCGTCCGCCAGAACATCAGAACGTTGCAGCGCCGCCTTCACACTCAGCAGCGGAGGCCGACATGGTAAGCCTCAACGCCCGCATACAGCACAAGTACGACCTGACCGGGGGCGATTTCGCCCCTAAGCGCCACCACGGCAAACACCTCTTCTACCTTCTCATTTTTACCCTGTGCCTGCTCACCGCCGGCGCGGTATGGAGTTGATGCATGGCCAAAAACTCAACGGAAGCCTACGGCGCCAGCGGTAAAACCAACGTATTGATGTTCGAGCCGGAAAATCTGCACCTGGTATCCGATAAAAAGCACCCGCTTTACGACGAGCGCATCCATCTTCCCCTCCATGAACCGACTGTGCTTAGCATCATGAAATTGGGGGTATTGGAGCCAATCATTATCTGGAAAGACCCAGAGACAGGCCGCTCCTGCGTCGTTGAAGGTCGTCAGCGGGTTAAAAACACTCTTGAAGCAAATAAACGTCTGCGAGAAGAAGGCAAAAAACCTCTTCTGGTGCCGGCGGTCGTCAGACGTGGATCACCGTTTAGCGTCGCTGAGGTGATGATTAGTGCCAATGAAATCTTTCAGGCAGACACGCCGCTGGGACGCGCCAAGAAAATGGCTGATGCGCTTACGCGGGGCCACGACGAAAAAGATTTAGCGCTGATGTTTGGCGTCGGCGTGCAGACGATCCGCGCCACACTGGCACTACTTGATGCCACTCAGGCCGTTAAAGATGCGGTTGAGTCTGGCGACATTACCGTTACCCAAGCGCGCCAGCTTGCGAACCTCACACCCGACGAACAGCGCGAAAAAGTGAAAGAGGTTGAAGCGGCAACCGCAGGCACCAAAGGCCATGAAAAGGCACGCCGGCAGCGCCAGGTAATTGGCGATGCCAAACCCCGCATGAAGTCCCGAAAAGAAATCACGAAAGCCCTTGAGGGTGCTAGCGGTGATTACGCGCTTGCTCTGCGCTGGGTACTGGGAGACGACGAATGACAACCATCAAGCGCTTTACCCCTGACTACAAAATGCACGCAGTTCGCTTTGAGGCTTTCGCCCGTGAAGCGGAGCACGGCGAGCTTGTTCGGTTTGATGCCCACCAGCAGGTAGTGAGCGCGATTGAGGCTGAGCGCGATGCGCAGCAGAAACGAGCCGATGCGCTGGCTGTGGAGAATGCGGAAATGCGCGGCGTTATCGATGCTGCAGTGGCAGTGGCTAATAATTCAGCCGGTATTGCAGGCTGGCATCTGAACGGAGAAATAGCCGGTTGGGACGAAATATTACCTGAGCTGAATATCGAAACACCAGCCACTGACGCAGCACTTGCAGCTATCCAGGCGCAGGGAGTTGAGAAGTTCGCTGACTTCCTCGGCGAACTATATCAATGCGAAAAAGCTAACACTGCTAAGGGAAAGGCGTACAAGCATGTCGTTTTCTTGGCTTGCCGATTCGTCAACGAGCTGCGGGAGGCCAAATGAAAGAGCGCCCAGTGATTTTCAACGGCGAGATGGTTCGCGCCATTCTCGACGGCCGCAAGACCCAGACGCGGCGAGCAATCAGCGATCGGCAACTGCACCTGATCGACGTAGCTTCACAGGTAGGAGAATGCTACCCGCTGGAGTCCGGCATCGACCACTCCAACAGCCAGAGCTATTACCGCGAACATTGCCCATTCGGCCAGGTAGGCGATCGGCTGTGGGTGCGCGAAACCTTCGCCGTCCTCGGCAACGAAGACGGATGCCCTATCGATTGGAATGGAAACCTGATTAAGGGTGACGAGAAGCAAGCGGCGCGGATTTATAAGGCATCGTGCTGGCAGGAACCGGGCAACTACGGCCTGTGGTCGATACCTGATCGAGAAACCCAATACGAAGGCACATGGCGCCCATCAATCCACATGTCGCGCTGGGCATCCCGCATCATGCTGGAAATCACCGCCGTGCGCGTTGAGCGACTAAACGATATCAGCGTAGATGATGCTAAGGCCGAGGGCGTTCGAGCACTCGAAAACAACTTCGGCAATGGCCCCGCCTACTGTGATTATTTGCTGCCTAATTTGGATGACACTGCTGAGTGGTACAACCGCGCGAGCGACAGCTTCAAAAGCCTGTGGAAGTCCATCTACGGCGAAGAAAGCTGGCGCGCCAATCCCTGGGTGTGGGTAATTGAGTTCAAGCAGGTCAGCGAGGAGTCCCAGCATGGCTAAGCGCGATGACCTCTTTAAGGTTGGCGAGGTGTGGCAGTCCCCTCGCGGTACTCTCTACAAGGTGATGGCTGTTGATGGAAATCAGGCAACGCTGCGCCTTGGTTCGTTTGGTGATGGCCGAATCGTTCGTCGCTGGGTTTACCAAAATTACGGATGGAAGCTGTGGGCTGAGGCCCAGGAGAAAGCATTATGAGCAAAGCGACATACTTAAAAGATTTGAACCACGCGCACTTCATCGAAAGCTCATCCAGGAGCAAAAAAGCCAGAGCGCCATACAAGAACATGGATAAAGACCGCTGGGTTGAAGTCTGTAACGCGCATAACAGAAGAGTAATCCGCAGAGCCAAACGCGCTGTCGGCAAAGCAAATAAAAACGGTTGTCGTCGTACTGCAATGGGTCTGCGCGGATTTCTCAACGAACTGAACATGTGGGCGCAGTTTACCAACGTTAATAGACAAGGTTCAGGGATACCTAAGCGCGTTTACCGCATTAACCACCGAGGGGTAATTTCTCATGGATAAGCTGAGCGAACTGAGCAAGCCGGTGGCGCAGATTTACTACGATGAACTTGATTCGTCAGTGATGCGTATAGGTTGGTTTCGTAGCGATGAGCCAAAAAACCCGGAACCCCTCTACTCGCAAGAGTACGTCTCCGCCCTGCTGGCGCGCATTGAAGAACTCGAAGCAACAGAAATTAAGCCGGAAGGCATGAGACTGATGAGTGAGGCTATCGGGGCGCACGGTTATATCGTTGGCTGCCTGGTTCAAGGCCGACCTGATTTGGCACTGGAAGAATCACGTAAGTGGGTCGATGCGTTTTCACAGGCAGCGGAGCTAATCAACAATGGATAAATTCAGTGAACTGAAAGCGGCCGCCGCGAAATATTCCTTGGCGCTCAATGCACACAGAGAAAACCCGACAGACAAGGGGGCGCTGTGTGCATGGGATACGGCTGATGGAGAGTTTTTTGCTCTCATAAACAATAACGAGATGGAAATCATCATCGCCCTGCTGGCAGAGCTGGAAGCGAAGGATAAGCGCATTGCTAACTTGGAGTTCGAACAAGGCGGCTATGGTTACAGCGTGATTGAAGACCTTAACGAGAAAGCCAAACGCATCGCAGAGCTGGAAGCCAAGCTGGCTACGCCGGTGCGGTTGCCTGGTTCCTTTTATCCTGATGGGGATATCGAGTGCCCACTGGTTGTAGAGCTTGATGAGGCCGTTGAGGCTATCCGCACCGCTGGGTTCACCGTAGAGGGGGATGAGTAGGATGGCCAATGAAGAAATTATTTGTTGGGATAAGGTCTTCGATTTTCATGATGGCAATCTGATTTGGAGAGCAAGGGACGAGACTTCATTCGCATCAAAAGCAGCGTCAACAAGATGGCATGACAGATATTGCGGGAAGGTGGCCGGATATGTAGTTAGGCCGCCAAATGCAAAAACTAGCTATATATCATTAAAATACGGAAATAAAAAGCGTTCTGCGCATCGAGTTATTTATGAAATGCATCACGGAAAGCTGCCGGATGGATACGTAATTGATCATATTGATGGTAATGGACTAAATAACCAAATTGACAACCTGCGAGCAGTGCCTCAGTCAGTGAACTTAAAGAATATGCCAGCAAGGAAAGATAATTCAGCGGGCTGCACGGGTGTGTTTTGGTGCGCAAGAATTAAACGATGGCAATCTCATATATGCATTGAAGGTATGCAACTCCATCTTGGTTGTTTTTTGACTCTGCTGGACGCCGTTAGCGCCAGAAAGTCAGCAGAGATAACTCTAGGATACCACCCAAACCACGGCAGGCATTAAATGAAACAGAAACTAACGACCGAACGCATGGCAGAAATTGCAAAGCTGGCCATTCGACTGCAACAAATCAGAAGCTGCGCGGCTGTTACCAGTAGCGGCGAAACAGTCCTGCATCATACGCATGTGGATGAGATTCTATCCGCGCTGCACGATGTTACTGCCGAACTCCTGGCTAACCGGGAGGCGCAGCCGGTGGCAAAACTGGTTTACTCATCCGCAATGCCACGCTTCATCGGAGATACGAACGAAATCGAAGGCTATCGGTGCTGGATTCATGGAGAAACCCGCCTCGCACCTACGATGGGGCAAGCCTATGCTGATGCCAACCGGAGGCGTCGCCTGACGACATTCCGCAAGAACACAATATCAACAAGTACTCCGGCATTACATGGGCAGCAGCATGGAACGCCTGCCGCGCCGCAATGCTGGCTCAACCTGTAAGCCAGGGTTACACGTTGCCGGAGGGTGGGAATGATCACGATACCCGACGATAACGAAATCATCTCGCGCCTCAGCATCGCCGGCTCAACGCCGGATTCTGTCGCAAGCCTCCTCCGCTGCGCCGGCTTTAACGGCATGACTGGAAAAGCCATCCGCCAGCGACTGATCAAGCTGGAAAAAGAAAACGCCGTTGAAAAAGTCCGCCGCCCTGGCATCCGATCGGCGTGCTGGGCGCCAATCACAAAATAACCCACCGAAAATATGAAACCACGAATTCCGCAACGAATCAGCGCCAAAGCTGAGGGGGTTCTATGCGCCTACAGGGAGGGCAAAAAGAAACCCAACCGGACATATCAACATAAGCATTTAACTCTGCCAGTGGCCCGCTGCTGGCGATTGCTTTCGAAAGACAACGGCAGCTCATGGGAAGTGATGAGCCATGAGCGCTACAACAACCAGATAAGGATCTGACATGACCAATTATGAGATGCTGCAATTCCTCATCGAGGACGGGGGCTGGTACACAGCAGTAGGCCATTTCGATTTACTGAAATCCAAGTTCCCCCAAATCACCGAGAATCACATAAAGTCGCTGCGCAGTGCTATCCAGCGCTCCCCTCTTGTCGTTTCCAAAAGCAAATTTGCAGAAGGGAAAAAGGCTTTTAAGGTTATCTCCATCGATCCAAGTTACATCACTTACGCCAGGGCAAGACCGCCGACCACGCCAGGGAAAATCACCGATAGCTACATCCGCAGTGAACCGCCGGAAGTGGTGAGAATGATTCTACTTGTCCAGCAATTCAACCAGCTGATCACCCCTGTAACCCACCAGCGCGCCTACTGATCCCGGAGATAGCCATGTCATTCAAATACAAATCGTTGGCCCATCAGGCGGCCGAGGCAGAGCGGCGCGCGCATTTTGCAGACGCTGCAGAACTGTGGCGCCAGGCCGGTAATGCTGCTCGGGCTATAGACGTTGTCTGGGTTAACGTCCGCATAGAGTTTTGCGTCAACGCGGCCGCACGCTGCTGGGGTAACGCTCAATGACCTATCAACTCATCTATGCAGATCCACCCTGGAGTTACGGCAACACTATCAGCAATGGCGCCGCCGGAAATCACTACAGCACGATGAGCATGGCAGATCTGAAGCGTCTGCCGGTATGGGCAATTGCTGCGCCAGATAGCGTGCTCGCGATGTGGTACACCGGCAATCACAGCCAGGAGGCGATCGAGCTGGCAGAGGCCTGGGGATTCAGCGTCAGAACCATGAAGGCGTTCACATGGGTGAAGCTGAACCAGCAGGCGGAACTGCGTTTCAACAAGGCGCTACTGCAACAAACCATCTTCGACTTCACCGACCTGCTCGACATGCTCAACGCCGAAACCCGAATGAATGGCGGTAACTACACGCGCGCCAACTCCGAAGACGTGTTGATCGCCGTCCGCGGCCAGGGCATCGAGCGCGCCAGCGCATCGGTAAAGCAGGTTGTGTTCAGCTGTCTGGGCGAGCACAGCGCGAAACCATGGGAAGTACGCCGGCGCCTTGAGCTGCTATACGGCGACGTGTCACGAATCGAACTATTCAGCCGTGGCGATGCGCCAGGCTGGGATCATTGGGGGAATCAATGCCCAGTAAACAGCCTGACGCTGATGCCGGCAGCATTCAGAAAAACCTTCTCCGCAGTACAGCCAGAGAACTTTTAAGAGATTTCGACTCCCCTTCCAACAATTTAACCCTCCGTCAGTTACTCGATAAGCACGCAGTGAAGATAGCCCCATACTGGCCGAAGTCTCCGCCGGTGTGGCTGCGCCTTTGCTGTGAGGTTCATCGGGTGCGTGAGGGGAAGTAAAGAGGTAACCATGAACGATCATAGCTGGATGACAACTTCAACAATTTGCAGTGAATTGGAGCTGTCATCGCGAACCCTTGAGCGCTATAGAAAAAGAACCCCGGAAAACAACCCTTTCCCAGAGCCTGATATCACAGCGGCCGGCGCACCCAATAAGTGGTATCGCCACAAGGTTGTTGCCTGGCAAGAGGCCGAAACGAAAATAAAGCGCGCCAAGCCATTTGCATCACTTCACAACCCGCGAAGCGATAGAGGCCGATTTACCCAGCGGAACGAGGCTTGAACTCAACCACGTCTGGCTCAGTAATACTCATCAGTCTTGCCCACCACTTAGAATACGCCACCCTCATTTCACTCAGATAAGTGTGTTTGTCATACACCGCCCACACTCCCGGTAGCATATGGCCGAGCATTATCTCGGCAATGTGCGGATCCGTGAGGTCGGAGAAATTTGTTCGTGCGGTGCGGCGCAGATCATGCACGGTGAAATGAGGGACGTTCACATCATACGCCTTAATCATAAACAGCCGCAGATTTGCAGGTAAGCTGAGATGGTTTCCCGATCCCATTGGCGCATCTTTTTTGCTTGAAAAAAGGTAATCACCTTCAGCAAGAGAGATGACTCTTTTCAAGATTGGAACGATCTCCGCGATTATCGGACGAAGTATCGCGCGTTGTGTTTTGGCCCCTGTTTTATGGTTCTCAGGCGGAACCGTCCACACCCCTTCCTCGAAATCGAAATGCTGCTTTTTCGCCAAGCGAAGCTCAGATATCCGGCAACCATAGAACAAGCACAGTTTGAGCATGATCTTGTTTCGTTCGCTCATCCGGCACTCATCGCAGCCCTTCCAAAACAATCCAATTTCATCCCTCGAAAGCGTCCTCTTCCCCATTCCTTTTTTCAAACCGAAGTCGCGGCCAGTAAGCTCTGAAAGCGGGTTTGATGTCAGCAACTGCCGCTTCACAGCCCAAGAATAGCATTGCTTGCCATTGCTAATGATCCGTCTGGTAACTTCAGAATATGCCTTTGCAAGCTTATCCAGCAGCGTCAGCCAATTGTGAACCGTGATTTCTGCTGCCGGGTATTTGCCCAGACGTGGAAAAACGTGGATCTCAAACGAACGCAGCACCTGGGCTTCGTTACCCTTCTGAATGCAAACCATGCCATGCCATTCTCTGAACAACTCCTCGAACGTGTATCGCGTGGAGATCTTTCCGCGCTCTAAATCACGTTTAACTTTTGGGTTATCTCCGCCCACCAGCACAGAAGCCCATTTTTCAACCTCTTCCCGCGCAGCCTTAAGACTCAGTGCGGGATAGCTGCCCAGAGTCATCTTGTCTTGCTTGCCGAGAAACCGGTATCGGTAGAAGAAAGTAACGGCACCCTTCTTGGAAACCCTCACCCAAAGCCCATCACGATCGGACTTCTCCTCAACTTTTTCCCTTTCTTTGTTCAGGCATGCCTTAAGGTAACTGTCTGAAATAGCCAT